CCTACGGCAACAAGGCCATGGTTGCCCTAGTGCCGGCTCGGACGGATACCCTTTGGTTTCGGGATGCCGTCCGGCTTGCCCATGCCGTGATATTCCTTAAGGGCCGGCTCCGTTTCCTAGGGGCCGATGCCGGGGCCCCATTCCCCTCGGCCCTTATCTATTACGGGGGCCAAACCAAGGCCTATCGGGATTTTACCGGGGCTTGCTTGAGGGCCGGGGCATGGATTCCGTAGCCCTTGGTACCTTGCTTGCGATTGAGGCAACGGAGGCCGAGATCAACCGGCTATACGGTTGGCTCGGGTTGATTGCTCGGCCAATCAAAGGCCAAAGGTTCAACCTTGGTACCCTCCGGGCCATGGCGGATGCTGCTATGCAAGGGGAGCCGGTACCCGAAAGGGGGGCATGCTTGGTATGCAATCAAGGCCGAGCCGAGGCCGAGGGGCTATGTTCGGATTGCAATACGGTGGCCGAGGAGGCCGAGGAGATTGCCGGTTATGAGGCCGATTGAGATTAGGCCAAAGCCTCACGTTACCCGAGTTGATAAGGAAGGCCGGGTTTGTACCCGTTGCCTTACCTACAAGCCTTGGGCCGAGTTTGGGCAACGGCTCGGATCGTCAACCGGCCGGGCTAGCCGTTGCTTGCCGTGTAGCCGGAAGCCTTCCCCATGATTGCCGATGAGTTACAAGCCTTGGTAGCCCGGGCCGATGCCCATTACCAACGGGCCGAAAGGTACAGGGGAGCCCTTGATGCCTCGGAGGCCTTGCTTGCTGCCTTGCATGAGGCCTTAGTGCAACCTAGCCCCTCGGCTATCTCGGCCCTCCGAAAGGCCGAGCAACGTTGGGCCGATGCTAGGGGGTTGGTTGATAACCCCGACAAGGCCGGCCATGCTGCCGTGTAGCAACGGGCCGGACGTGCAAGCCGAGGCCCTCAAACTCGGGGAGGCCTTGGCCTCCATTGCCGAGGGCCTAACGGCCTTGGAGGGCATCCTAGGGGGGGTTGCCGATAGGCTTGCCGGGTTGCAACGGCTTACCGTAGCCTTGTCCGAGAAGGCCCAAGCCGAGGCAGCCGAGTTAGGCCGGAGCTAGGGGCTATGCCAAACTTACCGGAGGCCCATGGGTTGCCCCCCCGATATGATGAGGAGGATCGGATAGATCCTCGGATTATCCCCCCCTCGGCTCGGGCTTGCCATGGCTGCCGACGGGTTAGGCCGGTTTCAAGGTTTCCCGAGCCTCACGATCCAAAGCCCCTATGTTTTGATTGCAAGGCCCTAGCAATGGTTTACCGGAGCCGGCCGGACGGCACATGGCTAGGCTTTGATTGCTCGGGTTGTGACATGCCAACCCGAACCCCTCCCCGATCCCAAGAGGCCAAGGCTCGGCTTTGCCGGGCTTGCTACCTTGGTTGGCTAGCCTTTGATCGGGAGGTTACCCGACGGATCCGGGAGGGCCTCCTTTGAGAGTTTGGCTCCCGGATTGGTACCCGAAACCAAAAGCCCGGCCTCGGGTTACCAATGGGCATGCGTACATGCCGGGGGGCTATACGGATTGGAAAAATGAAACCCGGGCCTTGCTTCGGACGGCAGCCCCGGGGCATATCCCCTATGCCGAGCCCTTGGCCCTCATGGTTACCTATTGCTATGCCAAGGCTCCCCGAGGGGATGCCGACAACCTCCTAGGGGGGCTCATGGACGCAGGCAATGGAATCCTATGGGCCGACGATAGGCACGTCCGGGCATTAGTGTTTAGCTTAGTGAAAGCCGGGCCGGACAATCCGGCCGGCATTGAGATGGAGGTATGGGCATGGTCCGAAGAGCAGGGGATAGTGCTAGGGGATCCGGGAGGGAAGGGCTCCGTAACGGCCAAACGGAAGCCGGGCACAAGACCAAGTGTACGGAGGCCATGATCCTTGCTGCCGGCCAACTTGCCGAAAAGGGGCACTATCACGAGACGATATGCAAAGCCCTCGGCATTGGCCGTTCAACTCTCTCATTGTGGCAACGTAGGGCCAAGGCCGGGGAGGAGCCCTTTGTCTCCTTTGTAGCTGCCTTGGAGGCCGGCACGGCCAAGGCCGAGATAACGGCACTCAACACGATCCAAGCCTCGGCCGAGGAGGATTGGCATGCGGCCGCATGGTTCCTAGAAAGGAAGCATGCCGAGAATTGGGGCCGAAAGGATCGGCTTGCCCATACCCTAGCCGGAGCCAATGCCGGGGAGATTATCCTGAGTTGGGGGGATGCCAAGCCCGAGGCCGACGGGGAAGGGGAACCCGAGGCTACGGAATGAAGATCCGGCTCCCGGGCTTGCATGAAGTCCAACGGGAGGTTGTGGCCGATCCGAGCCGTTGGAGGGTTTTGGTTTGTGGCCGACGTTGGGGCAAAACCCGGTTAGCTGCCGTTGAGGCCATTGCTACGGCCCTCAAGGGGGGCCGGGCATGGTGGCTAGCCCCGACGTACCCGGTAAGCATGATCGGCTATCGGCTAGCCGTGCCGTTGGCCTCGGCTATACCCGGCTCGGAGGTAAGCAAGTCCGATCGTATGATCTCCTTTCCCGGGGGAGGGGAGCTATGGTTCAAGTCTGCCGACGTTGGGCACGGCAGCCTCCGGGGGGAGGGCTTGGACCTAGCAATATTGGACGAGGCAGCGTTTGTACCGGGAGACGTTTGGCAAAAACAAATCCGGCCGGCCTTGTCGGATCGGAAGGGCCGGGGCCTTTTCATATCAACCCCCAACGGTGAGGGGGATTGGTTCCATGAGGCTTACCTACGGGCCGAGAAGGGTACCCCGGGTTGGAGGGCTTGGAGGTTGCCAAGTTGGACTAACCCGTACCTTGACCCCGAGGAGATAGCGGAGGCTAGGTCCAACTTGCCTAGCATCGTGTTTAGACAGGAGTTTGGGGCCGAGTTTGTATCGGCTGCCGGGGCTCGGGTACGTCGGGAATGGTTACGGGTTGGACGGCCCCCCGAGGGGGAACGGCTAACCGTAACTATGGGGGTTGACCTTGCTATTAGCACCAAGGACGGAGCAGACTATACGGCAGCCGTTGTAATGGGCAAGGCTGCCGACGGACGGATCTATATCCTTGACGCCTCCCGGGCTCGGCTTCCGTTTGACGGGGTATTGAGGTTTATCCGAGACATGGCCGGCAAGCATCGGCCGGAAGGCATAGCAATAGAAACCGTCCAATATCAGGCAGCCGTTGTATCCGAGTTGCTACGGACAACGGACCTACCGATCCGAGGGGTACGGCCGGATCGGGATAAGGTTACCCGTTTCCAACCCTTGGAGGCCCGAATGGAGCAGGGCTTGGTTTACCTTGACCCCGGCTTGCCCGAGGAGTTTACCCGGGAGTTGTTGGCCTTCCCCCTCGGGGAGCATGACGATTGGATTGATGCCATGGCCTATGCTTATGCCGGGGCCGGCCGGGTTATTGCTTGGACCTAGGAGCAATCCGTAAAACTATTTTCTGAAAACCCCTTGCCAAGGCCTAGGATTATGCTAGGATATATATACCGGCAGCAAGCAAGCCGGACCAACACAAAGGAGACGAACATGGAAAGCATTACCCTCGTTGCCAAGCAGGCGAACATTGCGGTCTTTGATATTGGCTCGGAGCCCGAGGTTGCCGTAGGTAACAAGATTGCAATCCTTCGGACGACCAAGGCCGGGGAGACGTATTGGCAGGCTTTCGAAACCGGCAGCGTTGCTAACTCCATTGCTGCTAACCCGAGCCCCTATGAGACGGCCGATGAGCGTATGGCCCGGGCCGTTGCTCGGGGGGAGGCAATGTATTGGGCCAACCCGATGCCGGCAATCCTTACAGGTGGCCGGAATCAAGGAATCCGGAAGCCGGCAATCAAGGCAGAGATTGGGGGCCGGATCCGTATGGACGGCCGGATCTTCCGGGTTGAGGCAACTTGGAATAACAACCTTCGGTTGGTTGAGGTTACGGAGTAGGAGCAAAGGGGCCCCGGGGAAACCCGGGGCCAAACTTTTGCATTACCCCTATTGACGGCCCCCGGCAAACTGCTAGGATATACCTAACGGCAATCAAGCCGGACTAACACAAAGGAGACGAACATGACGCAAGCAACCAACATGGCACGGTTGGCCCAAGATATCCGAAAGGCCATGGAGTCTTTTAAGGATTCGGGCCTCAATGAGGATCTTGGCAATGCCGAGGCCCTTAAGGTGTACAAAGGCCTTTGCCAAGCAATGGAGGCCTTGGAGGCCCATGTGGCAAGCCAAGGGGGGTTTTTTATGAGCTTTGCCGGCTTGTTGGCCGTTTGCTATTCCAAGCCCGAAGCCAAGTAACGAAAGGAGATCAAGCAATGGAAAGCAATACCAAGTCAAAGGGGGGCCGGCCTAGCCGGCCCGGGCAGGTCCAAGTTGGCATCCGGATGCCCGAGGAGGCAGCCGGGCTCCTCCGGGAGTTGGCCTCGGCCCGAGGCCTACCAATCGGGGATCTTGTTGCCATGCTTGTTTATGCCGAGGCAGCCAAGGCATGAGGGCTGCCGAGGGCCAATGGGAGGTACGGCTCGGGGATTGCCGGGAGGTTATGCAAGGCCTCCCGGCTAACTCCATAGATGCCGTGGTAACCGATCCCCCGTATGAGATTGGGTTTCTAGGCCGAGCATGGGATGCCTCGGGGATTGCCTACGATCAAAGGGTATGGGCCGAGGCCCTACGGGTTGCCAAGCCGGGGGCATGGCTCATGGCCTTTGGTGCAACCCGTACTTTTCATAGGCTAGCCGTTGCAATAGAAGATGCCGGTTGGCAAGTCCGAGATTGCCTTTCATGGGTTTACGGCTCGGGGTTTCCAAAGAGCCAAAACCTTAGCAAGGCCATGGATCGAAAGTTGGCAAACGGCCCGATTGACCTAGGGCCAATGCCCGGAGCCAAGGGCCGGCAAGCCGGGCTACCGGAGGCTACCAATGCCCTCAATGGACATTGGAACGGGGTTAGGGTTACGGCCCATGCAACCCCCGAGGCCGAGCAATGGGAGGGTTGGGGAACGGCCCTCAAGCCGGCATGGGAGCCGATTATCCTAGCCCGTAAACCCTTGGAGGGTACCCTTGCCGATAACGTCCTTAGGCACGGCACGGGGGCCATAAACATAAACGGCACTAGCATCCCGGTTGACCCTAACGATCCTATTAATGATGCCGTTTGGACAACCCGGGAAAGCCGAATCAATCCCGGCACGGTTGGCTTTTGTACGTCCAACGACGTAGGGGATAAACGGGCAGCCAAGCCCGAGGGCCGGGGCCGTTGGCCGGCAAACTTCATACATGACGGGGGCCCCGAGGTTGAGGCCTTGCTGCCGGTTGATAGCCTCGGATCCGTCGGCCGGTTTTTCTATTGCCCGAAGGCTAGCCCCGAGGATCGGGAGGAGGGCCTAGGTGAGTTGCCCCTAGGCCTATTGCAAAGGAAAAACCCGGGGGGGATGGTTGATAGCCCCGAGGGCCAATGGGAGCCGGTTGCTCGGGCTAACTGGCATCCTACGGTAAAGCCGACAAACCTCATGCGTTATTGCTGCCGGCTCATAACCCCCCCTAACGGGTTGATATTGGATCCGTTTACCGGCTCGGGTTCAACCGGCAAGGCTGCCCTCCTTGAGGGCTTTCGATTTGTCGGGGCCGAGATAACCCCGGAATATATCCCGATCATTAGGGGCCGGCTTGCATGGGCCGTTGCCAAGGCTGCCGAGGCCTCGGGGATTATGCCGGAGGTTTATATCCCGGGAGGGGGTAGCCAACTCGGGCTCTTTGCCTAAGCCTAGGCTTAGGGTAGGCTTGGACGGGGGCCGGGTTGACTTGCCCCCGTCTTTCCTATGGGAGGCAACATGGCCAATACCCTAACCCTCGGGGCTCGGCTTCGGGGCTTGGTAAGCAAGGCCTTTAAGTTGGGCCCGGCCGTTGTCGGCCAAGGGGGGGGCATCCTAACCCCTATGGGCTACGGCTATGGAGAAGGGGATCCGTATGCAATCCCCCCCGAGAATTGGGCCGAGTTGTCCGTAGGGGTTTATGCTTGCATCCGGCTCCGTAGCCAAACCATAGCCTCCGTGCCCCTTCGGGTTTATAGGAAAGGCTCGGACGGCCTCAAGGAGCCGGTAACCGACGGACCCCTAGCCGAGTTGCTCCAATACGTTAACCCCCATTGGACCCCGGCCCGGCTTTGGTACATGACGGAGGCAGCCCTTGCACATGGGGGGAGGCCTTTTGGGTTTTGGAAAGGGGAGCCAACGGACGGCAAGCCCCTAAGGAGATTTGGTATGCAAGGTCCGACAAAATGAAGCCGATCCCCGATCCGGAGGGGTATATCAAGGGCTTTATTTATAAGGACGGCAACCGTGAGCTAGCCTTCGGCCCCGGGGAGGTTATTTGGTTTAGGTACCCGAACCCGGCCGATGAGTTTAGGGGCCTTTCCCCCCTTGCTGCTGCTAGGGTTTCGGTTGAGGCTTCGGTTGACGCTATGAAAAGCAACGGGGCCATTTTCAAAAACGGCATGAGCCCCGGGGGTATCCTTAGCCCATCGGATAACCAAACGGCCTTTACCCGGGAGGAGAGAGAGTTACTGGAGGCCCAACTTACCCGACGCCTAGCCGGCTCGGATCGTCGGCATAGGGTTATGGTTTTCTCTCATCAAGTCAACCTCCAAACCCCAACCATGAGCCCGAAGGATGCCGAGTTTCTAGGCCTCATGGGTTGGACCTTGAACGATATATGCCGGGTATACCAGATCCCCCCGTCCAAGGTTCAAGACTTCTCCCGGGCAACCTATAGCAATGCCGAGCAAGCAAACAAGGCCCTTTGGACGGATGCAATCTTGCCCGAGTTGGCCATGCTTGCCTCGGAGCTAACCGAGCAACTTGCCCCCATGTTTGGCTCGGATCTAACGGTTGAGTTTGATACCTCCGGGGTTCAAGCCCTACAAGAGGATCAAACGGAGGTTACGGACCAACTCCAAAAGCTTGCTGCCCTCGGGGTACCCCTTAACAAGTTGCTCCAAGTCTATAGGCCCGAGTTGCTTCCGGACGGGGGCACGGGTTACGCATGGGGGGATACTCCGATCCAACTTGCCCTAGCCGGCCTAGCCGGCCCGGTAAGCCCGGGGCCGAGCCCGGCAAGCCCCGAGGCCCCGGCCGAGGAGCCAACGGCCTCCAAGGCCGTTACAAAGGCCAATGCCGAGGGGCCGGACGTTTCCCCTTTTGTGCCTAGCCGGGTACCGGCCTTTGCTAGTACCCGGCATAAAGCCGAGATGAGGAGCCGGGATAGACTTACCCGGCCGTATGAGGCCGACATGGCCCGGCTTTACCTTGATTGGTCCGAGGCCCTAACGGAAGATCTCCTCCGACGTATGGGGGCCAAGGCCAAGGCCGAGGGGGATGCAATCGGGGATATTGATCCGGAGGATCCGTTTGACCTTGATTATTGGCAAGGGCAAGCCGAGGAGGCCATGTCTCCTACCATCCGGGAGGCCTACCGTATGGGGGGGCAAGTTAACATGCGTCGGCTCGGGGCCGGTATCCGTTTTGATATTACGGCCCCCGATGCTATGGCTTTCCTTTCGGCAAGGGCCCAACGGTTTGCCCGGCAGATTGCCGAGACAAGATGGGAAGGCCTCAAGCGTAGCCTCAAGGCCGGCATGGAGGCCGGGGAAGATATGCTAGCCCTTGCCGGCCGAGTCCAAACGGAGATAGGGGCAAACCCGAGACGGGCCGAGACGGTTGCAAGGACGGAGGTTATCGGGGCTTATAACGGGGGGGCCGAGGAGGCTTTTAGGCAATCCGGGATCGTTGCCGAAAAGGCATGGCTTTCAACCCTTGACGATAGGGTCCGGGAAACCCATGAGGCCATGCACGGTCAAACCGTGCCCGTCGGGGAGCCGTTTGTTAGTCCGTCCGGGGCTACGGGGCCAACCCCGGGATCCTTCGGGGTTGCTGCCGAGGATATCAATTGTAGGTGTACCGTTATTGCCGTCCTTGGCTCGGCTGCCGGGGATAGGGAGGGAGACTTGGCCGGGGTTGAGTCCGAGGCTGCCGAGGAGGAGGGTTTCTAATGCCGGTAACCAACTTCCCAAAGGCCGGGGAAGATAAGCCCGTCTCCCTACAATCTAGCCAATGGCCCCTTTTCCCCGTCTCGGAGGCCGCGGATATCAAGCAAAATTACCCGGAGCTATGGGATGCCGGGGGCAACGTCCTAGGTAACAAGCAATATAACCGGCTTGCCCCAATGGCTCGGGATAGGAGGGCCCCCGAAACCCCTACGGAGGAGGAGGCCGTCCGGCTTCGGGAGGCTTGGGTTGCTCGGCATAGGGAAGATTTCCGTTTGGCCGGGGTTATAGCACAGGTAAAATGGCTTGCTATCGGCTCCCGGGGGTTGGACTATATGAGAAAGCTTATAGCCGAGGCCAAAGCCAAGGCTAGGGAACGGAGATCCATGCGTTACGTCCAAGCCTCCTATGTTGCCCATAGGCCGGCAACGGAGGCCGAGTTAGCCGGCATCCTTAAGGCTGCTATCCTCGGCAAGGATTCCGAGGGGTATGCCCAGTCCGAAGATATGCCGGGCCCCGAGGTTTTTACGTTTACTATCACAACCGGGGCTTTGGATAGGCAAGGAGAGATTGTCGATCCCGATGGTTGGGATTTTCGATCCTTTGAGGCAAACCCGGTTATTTTGGATTGCCATGAGGCCGAAAGCATCATGGATATCCTCGGCCGAGGGTTACCCCCGATCCGTAGGGTTGCATCGGGTTGGGAGTTGGACGTTATCCTTTCCTCTTGCGATAAGGGCCGACATGCCCGTAACTTAATCCTTGAGGGTATGCTTAGGTCCGTTTCGGTTGGCTTCCGAAGCCTTGAAAGGGAACGGTCCGACGGAGCCCTCATTCATAGGCGGGCCGAGTTGTTGGAGGTTTCCCTAGTGCCCATTCCGGCTAACCCCGAGGCCATGCTTGTCCGTAGGTCCGGGGTTGCAACCGTAACCAAGGTTGCCGGCAAGTTTGAGGATCTTCCGGTTGATCTTGATTCGGCTTGGGATGGTTCGGCAGCCGAGGCACGGGTACGGACTTGGGCATCCTCGGACGGCTCGGGAGACAAGGCCATGATTGATTGGGCCAAGTATGCTCGGGCCTTCCTTTGGCATGATGCCGACATGGCCGAGGAGTTTACCGGCTACAAGTTGGGCTTTGCCGATATCAAGGACGGGGAGCTAACCCTTGTAGCCTCGGGCCTTGCTGCTGCTGCTGCTGCCCTCGGGGGGGCACGGGGAGGGGTTGATATTCCCGAGGCCGATCGGCCCGAGGTAATGGCCCTCCTTGAACGGTTGAGAGAGTTGGTAGCAAAGGCTCGGGCCGAGGCCGAGGGCAAGGGAGACATGTCCGAGCCGGCCGAGCCCGAGGAGCCAACGGAGCCAATGGACGGCAGCAAGGCCGGCCGGGTTCTTAACCGGCAGAATGAGGGCATTGTCCGGGCAATCCGGGAGCATGCCATGGCCTTGGTTGAGGCCGTTGATCAACTCCTTGCACAGGTACCCGGGGAGGAGCCCGTGCCGGTTGAACCATCCCCATACCCCCCCGAGGCCGAGGCAATGCCCGAGGCCAATATCAAAGCCCTAGCCGATATGCTACGGGCCGTCTTGGCCTAAGGAGGGCCGTTACCATGTCCGAGTTGGAGAGACTTGTCCGGGATCTTGCCGATAGGTACAAGGCCGTTAATGAGGCCATTCCGTCCGAGGATAGGCTCCGGGCCATGGTCCGGGAGATTGTCGGCCCGGAAGGGGAGGCCCGAGGGGCTGCCGGTAAGTTGCTTGCAGCTAAGGCCGGAGACGCTAACACGGCCGGTACCAAGTATGGATCTTTCGGCCTCAAGTCTGCCGATATCCAGTTTATGCATGACCTCCTTACCGGTACCAAGGCCGGCCCCTCGGAGGATCTTCGTAATGCTTACAAGGCCGTGAGCCATCGCTATATCCCCGAAACCAAGGCCGAGGCCGTGCCCCTTTATACCAAGTCAACCCTCAATGAGGGGGCTGCCGGCTTTGGTGCCCAGTTGATTGGCGTGCAATACGTACAGGAGCTTTGGGAGTCGGCCCGTCAAGAAAGCCAAATCTTCGGCAACCTTGACAGCTTCGTCATGACGGCCCCATCGGCTAACCTCCCGATTGAGGCCGATATGCCGGAGCCTTACTTCCTCGGGGAGAACACTTCGGACAATACTTATCTTGCTGCTACCGGCCGGCCGGGCTCCCGGTTTGCTGCTGTTACGGCTAAGAAGATGATTTGGAACCTCCTCACAACCGGGGAGTTGGTTGAGGATAGCTTGATCCCGATGGTCCCATACCTTCGGGCTCAAGTTGCCCGAGCCCTTGCCTTCTATGCCGATAGTGCAATCCTTAACGGGGATACCACGACCGGGGCTACGGGCAATATCAACTCGGACGATTCTGCCCCGGCAGCAACCAAGTTCTACCTTGCCTTTGACGGCATCCGGAAGGCTGCCCTTGTAGATAACACTAACAATACCCTTGACTTCGGCGGGGCCCCGACGATTGCGCTTCTCTCCGAGTTGCGCAACAAGATGATTGACAATACCTATATTCAGGATTGGTCCAACCCGGTTAACCGACAGGATCTTGTTTACGTAATGGATCCGGCAACTTACCATGCCGTCTCGGCCCTCCAAGGATTCCGAGCCGTTAATGAGTATGGCCCCGACGCAACGATCCTCCGAGGGGAGATCGGTAGCATCTTCGGGCATCCGGTTGTCCGTACCATGGCCGTTGGTTTGACGGAAGCCGACGGTAAGATCTCGGCAACCCCGGCAAACAATACCAAGGGCCAAATTGTTTTGTTCAACCGTAACGGGTTCAAGGTTGGTATCAAGTCTGATACTCAACTTAGCCTTGTGCAGAAGCCGGACATGGATCAACTTGCCCTTGTGGCCCGTATCCGTTTCGGCCTCGGCCGTTACGCTCCCTCGGGCTCGGCTTCGTCGATTGAGTGTGCAGCCGTCGGCCGTAACATTACGGTTTAAGGGATAGTGCAAGGGGCCTCGGGTAAGCCAACCCGGGGCCCATGCCTTAGGGAGGCAACATGGCTAAGATCCGATGCAAGGAGGCTTACTCCTCGGCCGGGGCCGTTTGGGCCGTCGGGGAGGTTGTCTCATCCGAGGATGCCGAATATATCGCATGGCTTATGCGCCAATGCCCCTCGGCTTGGGAGTCCATTCCCGAGGAGGGGGAGGCCAAGGCCGAGGGCTCCGAGATTAGCAAGCCCGGGCCGGTAGCCCGTCTCCGAAAGGTTATCAAGTAATGGCCGAGATTTTGGAGGGGGCCGGGTTGCCTTTGGCCCAACGGACGGCAACGGCAACGGGATCTAGCGTTATTGCCTTTGTATCTCGGGGGCCCCAAGTTGGTACCTTTCAAGGGTACATGGCCGGAGCCTTGCTTTGGGTTACTCAAACGGCCGGCACGGGCAACAACTCCGGCAATAAGTTTCATGTTCACTTGCAAGGCAGCATGGATAATGCAACTTGGGCCGAGTTGCCTCATTCTGTGGACATTGAACTAACCGGCAACGTTGCGGCCGATTTTGCTACCAAGATTGACGGGCCGTTGCCTCCATACCTTAGGGTTGTTGCCGAGGCTACCGGTACCCCCAATGCTACGTTTTCGGCTTATTGGGTGGCCTTGGCCTAGCCCATGCCTATTACCAACGGTTATGCAACTCTCTCCGAGTTGAAAGCAAGGCTAACCATTGAGGTAGCTGATACTCAAGATGATGCAATGCTTGAGGCTTGCATTGAGGGGGCTAGCCGGTTGATTGACGGCTTTACGGGTACCCGATTCTATACGGCCTCGGAAGTCCGTTATTATACGGCCTTGGATCCCCTCCGTTGCATTATTGACGATGCTACGTCCGTTTCGGCCGTTGCCCAAGATCTACAAGAGGATCGAACCTATAGCGATACCCTATCTTCGGGTACGGACTATGAGCTATTGCCGGACAATGCCAACTTGAACGGCCGGCCTTGGCAACAATTGGCAATCGTTCCTAGGGCAAGCAAAACGTTTATCCCGATCCGTAGGGGAATCCGAGTTACGGGTACCTTTGGTTATTCGGCAACCGTTCCCCCCGGGGTAAAGCAGGCTTGCCTATTGATCTCGGCTGCCTTGTTCCGTAGGAAGGATGCTCCTTTCGGCACGGCCGGAGGAGGGGAGGTTGGTACAACCATAGCAATAAACGGATTGGACCCCCAAGCCCGTAACCTCCTTGCCCCCTTCCGTAGGATTGCTTTGGTTGGATTGGTATGAACCCGTCCGGCCTTGACCTTGACGTACAACTCCGAGGGTTTAGCCGGGCAATCCGAGGCCTCAATAACCTCCCCTTGGCCGATGCAACCCGAGCATGGCTCCATGCTTCGGGCATGTTGGTCCGAAGCCTTGCACAAATCCGAGCCCCTAGGAATCTCGGAGCCCTTGCCGGAAGCATCCGGGAGAGAGTTGACGGATCCGAAAACCCTACCTTTGTGGACATAGGGAGCAACCTACACTATGCCCCTTACATGGAATTTGGTACGGGGATGGTGCATGACCATCCTACATGGCCGAGGGCTCCCCATATCCCCTACGTTGGAAAGAATCCAAACGGACAACCCGTGCTAGGGCTTTTGGAATGGGGCCGGCAGAAGGGGGGGGCTAGCCTCGGCTATGCTGCTGCTAAGGCCATTGCCAAACGGGGAGGGATTAAGCCCCGACGATACCTCCGAGGAGCCTTGGAGGAGGCCGTGCCTACGATTGCCCGGGAGTATAGTGCAATGGTTGGCCGGTTGCTTAGAAACCTCGGGGAAGGCCCCGACGCATGAACATATCCAACATTAGAGACGGCCTCAAGGTCCGGCTTGCTACTATTGCCGGGCTTAGGGCCTACGATACGATCCCCGATAACTTCTCCCCCCCGGCTGCCTTGGTTGCCCCCCCGAGTGTTATCAGATATGGGGCAAGTCTCGGATCGGGTTGGGATAGCGTTACCCTTATCGTCCGGGTATTGGTTGCCAAGGCTACGGATCGATCGGCACAGGATCGGTTAGATGCTTACCTAGCCTCCTCGGGGGCATCTTCGGTTATTGCAGCCATTGAGGCCGATACAACCCTTGGGGGGGCTTGCAACCTTGCCCGGGTATTGCAAGCCCAAAATATCGGGGCCTATGATTATGCCGGCATTCCATTGCTCGGGGTTGAGTTTACGATTGAGGTACTAGCATGATCGCAACGGTTGACCTTTGGCACGATCCTAGCCAAAGGGGAATCAAAGCCGGGGAGGAGATTCCCCATGAATGGTTGATTGATTCCCCTTGGTTGATTCAAGTTGCATACGATGGGAAAACCCTCCCCGAGCAAACGGAACGGCAGCCCGAAACGGTTGCCAAGGAGCCCGAGCCCGTACATGCTAGTGATACCAACGGGGAGGAGGGTTAATGGCCTTTGTAGCAGGCAAAGGGGCCCGGATCCTTGTCGGGGTTTATAACCTCGGGCCATACCTCCAAAACGCTAGCTTTTCCCTAACCAAGGATGCCCTAGAAACCACAACCTTTCAGGATGGTAGCCGGGATTATATTGAGGGCCTAAAGAACGGCACGGCTACCCTTAGCGGGCTTTTCGATCCGGCTGCCTCGGCCTCGGACGTTATCCTTAATGCCGTGTTTTCGGATACGGCTACGGAGGCGGTTAGTATCTTCCTCGGGAATGATGCCGTTACAACCCCGGGCTACGTTACGGACGGTTGGCAAGGGAGCTATGAGCTAGGGGCTGCCTTTGATGGTTTGGTTACCGTCGGGGCAAGTATCCAAGCCTCCTCGGATGGTACGGCCGGCCGGCCCGGATCTTGGCAACGGGCCCTAAGCATGGTGCCCTATGCTGCCTACACGGGGATCCAAACCTTTACGGCTGCCGATAACGTTACCGGTACAACGGCCGGGGGGGTTGCAACTATCCATGCAACGGCCCATACCGGCACCAATACAACGATCATTGTTGAGTCGAGTCCCGATAACGTTTCATGGACTCCGCATGTAACGTTTACGGTATCGGCAGCAACCTCAAGCCGTACCTTTATTGCGTCGGGGGTAAGCATCGGCCGGTACGTCCGAGGCCGTATTAGTGCAATCGGCACTAGCACAACGGCCCATGTAAACTTTGCTCGGTTCTAAGGAGGGACCAAACCATGGCTTTTACGGCAGGTAAGGGTTACAAGGTCAAGATTGATAGCACGGAGGTAGGTACCTTCCTTACCAACGTGAGCCAGAACCTTACAAAGGATGCCCTTGAAACTACAACGTTCCAAGATGGCTCCCGAGACTTTATTGAGGGCCTTAAGGGAGGCACTATGAGCCTTCAGGGCCGTTGGGATGGTACGGCTGCTACCAATATTGATAACGTCCTGTATACGGCCTACAACAACCCGGCAACCCAACCGGTTATCAAGTTGAACCCTACCGGCACGGCAACCTTTTCGGCAACGGCCCCGGGTTACTCGGCAACTTGCATTGTTACGGCTTATGAGTCCTCGGCTGCCTTTGATGGGGTTGTTAGCTTTACGGCTACCCTTCAGATCTCCGGAGACGTTTCCCGGCTTACCTCGGGAGCCTATTAATGGCTAGGGAAGATATCCTCAAGGCCTTAACGGTTGAGGCCAAGCCGTTTACCCTTCCCAATGGGGTAACGGTTAGGATCCGTGAGCTTACCGTCCGGGAAAGGCTTACATGGCGTAAAGAAGCCATGGATGCCGAGGGCAATCTCAAGGATGATTGGGCCTTGCAAGTTTTGGCCCGTTGCGTTTTGCTGCCGGATGAGGAGGCTCCCCTTTGGGCATCCCCCTCGGAAGTTGACGGGGCCGACGGGTTGATTGCTGCCTTGATTGAGAAGGCCTTGGAGGTTAATGGCCTCAAGCAAGGGGCCGTAAAGGAGGCAGCCGAAAATTTTACCGAGACGGAGACTTAAGGGGTTTGTATGAGTTGGCCGAGAAACTTGGAGCCTCGGCCGAGGATCTTGCCGAAAGGATAACCTCCTCCGAGTTAACCATGTGGTATGGCCTTTGGAGAGTCCGGGCAATGGAGGCCGAGCAGGCTAGGGCAGCAAGCCGAGCCGAGGCTAGGGTAAGGGGTAGGTAACATGGCCGATCAAACCGTCTCCGTCCGTATTACGGCCGACGGATCCGGCCTTACCAAGACGGCATCCGAATCGGCAACGGCCCTCCAAAGGCTTGAGGGGGAGGCTGCTAGGCTTGGCCAATTCTTTCAAGGGCTAGGCCAATCGGCATCGGCTGCCGGGGCCAAGATTGCCGGGGCCTTTCAAGGCATCCGGCTCCCGGCCGAAACCCTTACCGGCAGCATGGCAAAAGCCACCGTAGCCGGCGAATTGTTCATGCAAGTATTGGACGGGCTAACCCGGAGCCTCGGGGCCCCCGTTGCCGAGTTAATGGAGGCCGAGCAAACGGCAGCCCGGCTAACCGGGGTTTTCCAAGGCAATGCCAAGGCCATACAAGAGGTTACGGCTGCTGCCTCGGCCCTTGCCGGGCAATCCGTATTTTTTGACGACGACGCCATTGCCGGGGCTGCCGGAATCCTTGGTACCTTTGGTGCCAACAAGGAGGCCATTGAGGCCCTCCTCCCGGTTATCCATGATCTTGCCGTTGCCTCGGGTACGGACGTTGCCGATGCTGCCCAAAAGCTAGGCATGGCTTTCCAAGGGCAAACCCGAGCCCTCGGAACCATGATCCCCGAGGTAAAGGGAGCCAAGTCTCAGCTTGAGGTTTTGGCTGCCGTCCAATCGGCCTCGGCTCGGCTTAGTCTCACGCAAAAGAGCCTAACCGAAGGAGTTACCGGGGCCTTTGCCGGCCTTAAGAAGTCGGCAGCCGAGGCAGCCCAAAGCATAGGTAATACTTTGCAACCGGCAATCTTGGCTATCCTTGGTTGGCTTACCAAGTTGGTTGAGCTAGGGCCAAAGATCGTAACGGCCTTTGCCGGGGCTGCCGGCACGATTGGGGCCTTCCTCGGAGGGGTTATCGGGGGGGGTAGCCTTTCGGCCGGGGTTGAGGAGGCCAAACGGGTTAGGGCACAACTTGAGAGAGTTACGGAGGAGGCTAGGAAGGCTTCCGAGGCCGTAGGTAAGGTTACAGCGGGCTTTGATGCTAGCAAGGTTGCCGGAGGGCTTACCGGGATCCGTTGGGCCGGGGGGAGCGGAAGCCAACCAACCAAGCCGGCCGGCTCGGCAGCCCCTACGGGTACCCTTTCAGAAACCATGGCCGGCCTCGGGCCGTTCAACCCCATGGCCCTCGGGGCCTTGGTATCGGCAGCTAGTAACCTCCGGAAGGAGATAGCCGATTTTGCCGAGATCTCGGCAGCCGTAGCCGAGGATAATGCCGTTATTGATGCCCGGACGGAGGAGACAAGGCGCAACCTTGAGGGCTCCGTTGAGGCCCTTTCGGCTGCTGCCGATATAAGGGATCGGGATACGGAAGCCATGAAAGCCCAAGGGGAGATCCTTCGGGGCTTGCTCGGGGATATGCTTGAGGCTGCCTCGGGCTTGGTCCGTAGCCTTGTCTCGGGCAACGGGCCCCGAGGGTCCGAGATTGCCCGAGGCATTGGCAATATTGGATCCGGCATCCTGTCGGCATTGGCCGTTGGTGCAACCGGCACGGTTGCCGGGGCTCCGGCCGGGGTTGTCTTTGCCGGGGCTGCTGCCGGGGTTAAGTTGCTCGGGGAAGGGGTAGGGGCTGCCCTCGGCAACTTTGAGCAGGCCGGGGATACCCTAAGCCGGGGATCCTCGGAAGCCTCGGACTATATCATTCGAAAGGCAAAGGCCCAAGCCGAGTATGAGATCTCCAATCTATATGCGCAAAAAACCCAATGGAATAACTTTTGGGGCACTATAACCGGCAAGGCAGCTAAGGATGAGGCCGCTAGGTTTGAGGAGATCAAAAAACAGCTAGTCAAGGAGGCTAACGAAAAAGCCCGGGCCAATGCCGAAAGGCTTAGACAGGAACAGGCCAATGCCGAAGAGGTTAAACGGGCTTGGATTGAGGCAGCTAATAAGGCTGCCTTGTTCCAACGGGGCAACTTGTCCGAGGGCATAAGGCTCGGCATTGAGGAGAGACTTAAGGCCGGGGGCATTACGGACCAACAAGCCGAGTTTGAACGGGCACGGCTATCGGCTGCCGAAAGGGCCTCGGCCGAGGCCGGAGGGGTTGCAACCAAGCTAGGTCAGGATATCTTCGGAGCCATCCTTAGGGCTAGCCCCGAGCAAGCCAAGGCCATAGCCGAGGCAGCTAGAAAGACGGCTCCCGGGGATCTTGTTGGTAGCCAACTTGCCGAGTTGATTAGACAAGCAACGGGCTTTACCTCGGATTCGGCCTCAAGCATTGAGTATATTGCCAACTTGTTTAGGGGCCTTGCCCTTACCCTTGCCGAGCCGGCAGCAACCCCCGAGGGCCCGACAACGGGGGGAGGCAGCCCCGAAACGGAGGTACCCGGAGCAAGCCCGGATCGGCCGGTTTACTCCTACCTTACCAACCCCGAGGATATTAGCCGTTATGCTTTCATGCCTCGGAGTTTCTCATTCCGTCCGGCCCGATCCTCCTCCCGGGCCATTGAGGTACCACGGGCCGTATGATTGGCACTAGCAGATATGGGGCCGTCCTACCGTCGGGGATCGTAAACCCGTTTAACTTGCAATGGACGGCCCGGATTGCTGCTACAAACGGCAACATTACAAGCCGGACGGCTTGGACGTATTGGGAGTTGCCGTCCAATGCAATCGTCAACCGAAGCCGGACGGCATCCTTTGATAACCCGACATGGGAGTTGTCCGTTGAGATATTGGCCGATGCCCTCCCCGAGTTTACGGATCCCCTTACCTTCTACAACTTGGAGATTGATCTAGCGGATTCGGACGGCAACCTATGGCCATACTTTACGGGGCCAATAACGGAGATTGAGGAGGCCGAGTCAATCCAACAGGGGGCCATTGTCCAAACTCTCTCCGTGAAAGCCTACGGCAACTTGCAAAGGGCCAAGGGCTATCAGATCCAAAACCTTGCCTTTCAAAGCCCGGTAACTCAATTTTCGACGGCCTCAAGCCTTACCGGCTATTGCCAATGGAAAGCCTCGGCCGTTGCTACAACCGGGGCCGTTGGTTGGTCCGGCAGCATACCCGGGGCTTTCCATAGCTTAGATGCAACCGTAGCCGGGAGCATTATCGTTAGCTCCTCGGCTACGTTTGCAACCTCCTATATATTTGGCACGGACTATACGGTAACGGCAACGGACGGCCTACCCCTTAGCCTTACCTTTCCCGGGCCCGTAGCCCCGGCAGCTACAATCTATATTCGTTGGATTGAGCCTCAATTTTGGGCCGTTCCGTTTAGCTCATCCGTTACAAGCCGTTGGATCGTTGTTCCTACCTTTGTATCGGGAGACAATTTCAGAGCGGCCCCTAGCCGATCCGTCTTGGATACTTTCCAAACCTATGCCTCCTCGGGTTGCACGGCTTCCGTTATTATCGTTCAAGATCCAAGGGCCTATGAGTCCGGACGTGCCTTGGTAGCACAGGCGGCTCCCTATAGTACGGACTATCTAGCTTGGACAAAGGCCGACGGCACCGAAGAATATAGGGCCATTGGTTCAACCAATGCCTCCGGGGTTATTACCCTTTCGGTTGCGTTTTCGGCAGCCCCGGCCGAGGGGGATCCCATACGGGTTACTACGGCCGAGACAAAGCGGGCTTTTCCCTATGGTAATGCTCGTTGGATCTCGGCCGTAGGGCCCCCGGTTAGGCTTTATTCGGCCGTTGGTGCCGTCGGGGAATATAGGAGATCCTCCTTTGAGGTTAGGCCGTCTATAGGCCGAATCATTCCGGTACAAGGGAGGCACTATACAACGGCCGAAGGAGTTTACCCCTCCTCGGCATCCTTCCCCCTTTATTACTTTGATGAGACTCTCGGATCCGGATATACCAACACGGCCAAGATTGAGGCTGCCTTTGCTAACCTTGTCTCCAACGTAATACCGTCGGCCGATTTTGTAGCCGGCAATCCAACCGGGGGATTCTTTACGGAGGTTCGGGCCGTAGGGGAGGATCTTGATACTCTCCTTAGCCGTTTGTCCGAGCAAGGCCTCCCGGGCAATGCCTTCCTACACGATAGGCCCGACGGCAAGATCGGCCTTGGATCGTATTATCAAAAGGATGCTCCGGACCTAGTTTTAGGCAATATATCCGATGCCGAGATAACGGCCGAGGATAGCCCCTACACGTCATGCGTTGTGATAGCCAAACAAGAGCCTAGAAACATTGCCTCCTTGCTTAAGCCGGCAACCTCCTCGGGTTGGACTAATCCGGAGAGATTGTTTGACGGAAGCAGGAATAATGCCGCAACTTGCACCAACGGATCAACCGTTACCTTTACCTTTGACATAAACCCGGTTGATCTTGTGCCCTATATTGACGCTATCAAAATACATGGCACGGTTGGATACTTTACCGCTCAATTGTTCGCAATAGCACGATCAACCGGATCAACCTTTCAACCCGTAATGATAGGAAGCCCTCACTATATAGGGATAGATCCGGGTTCTGAAAACGTAATAGGCCAAGATCTTTTGTTGGAGGCAATAAGGAGCCTTGGAGTTGGGAGTTGGGTTGATAATCAATACTATTTCGTATTGACCTTGACCTTTTACTCCGACGATTCAACCGGGGTAGCCGTTGTGCCTAGCCTAACGGAGATTGAGGTAATAACGTCAACCTTGGGTGGTTGGGCTGCCAAGTTGACGGATGACACAACCGGTAGCCCTCCTACGGGTTGGTCTTCGGTTGCCGTCGGGGGCAATACTGGCTCCGTTTGGTGGCAAAGGATCCAAGTTGCCAACTCAAGCTATAGGTTTATTGCCTCGGACGTTGCCAAGCGTATCCTTGCAAACTATAGCTCCGTTTATACCAACCAAAGGCATAGAACCAAGGTCATAACCCTTTCGGGCATAAACGGAGACGAAGCCCGAGACATGGCCGAACTATACATGGATGAGTTGATCCGAGGCTCGGCTAGGTATAGTGTCCGAGCCGTATTGGATCCAAGGGTTGATCTCGGGGATACCGTTGCCGTTACACTAGGGGATGGCTCCCCCCGGCTCCTGTTCGTATGGGGCATTGCCGACGGGGGGAAAGCCGATAGCCGGGAGGCAACGTATACCCTCATGGATTATGCCTCATGACGATCCCGACGGGGCCGGTTGTCGGCCGGATTGACTTGAACGACGGCCTTAATACCCGGTTTGATTGGGCAAAGGCCTCGGGGCTTGCCGATGGTACGGCCACAACGGCCGGGGCTACGGTTGAAACCTTCGGGGAGACGGTAAGGATCTTGCCGGGAGTCCAACAACTCCCCCCTCGGGAGATAACTTTGGCCGGCTACCTCCTCAATGCCGGAGGCATGGCCGAGGGTTGGCAACGGCTCGGGCAAGCCCAAGAGGCCATGGCCGGCCGTCCAACTCGGCTACAAGTCGGCAGCCTTGCCCTAAGTATCCAAACAACCGGGCTCCGTCCGGATCGGCTTAGGGCATACGGGGGCCGGATTGACTATACAATGCAAGCCTCGGCCCTCCCGGGGGCTTGGGAGGCCATGTATACCTATGGGATCCAATCCCAAGGGATAGCTGCCTCCCGAGACGTGCCGGATATTTCGGCCTATGAGTTTACCGGCCCGAGGTTTACCATTGCCAACCCGGGCACGGCCCCTACCCCGTTGGTATTAAGTATTGATGGGCCTCCGGCTAGCACGGTTGTTTACGTCCGTTGCACGGCTCCCGGTTACTCTCGGAGGGTTATTGCCTATCCTAGCGGGGCTGCTAATGCTACCCCTTGGATCGTAACGGAGGCCATGGGGCTTTATATTCCCCCCGGCTCCTCGGAGATCCGTATTGAAGCAGCCAACGGAAGCCTCCTTGCATCGGCAACCGGGGTAAACACGTTTGGTACCCGATGGAGGTATGTTGGCAACGACGATAACCGTATGAGCGATCCCCTTACCATCCTGACATGGCAAAGGAGAGATACGGCTACGGTTGTCTCGGCTGCCGGATCTTCTAGGTTTATTGCTGCCGGGGAGCCGAGATTCGGCACGATCCTTAGCTATGATTCAACCAAGGCCGGCCTCATTGTCGAGTTGGCTAGGACCAACCTCCTAACCTATAGCCAAGACCTTAGCCAAGCCGTTTATGCCAAAACCGGCCTTACCTCCATTGTCTACACGGCAACGGCCCCGGACGGTACCAACACGGCCATGAACAGTACCTCCAATGCTGCCGATAGCTATATAAACCGATCTTTTGCCTCGGCAGCAGGGGCAACGACGTTTACCGTTTGGCTCCGTACCAACTCGGGCACTAACACGATCAACATATATCTAGGGGATGGTGCCGGTAGCACCAATACGGCATGCTCGGTTGATACCACATGGAAAAGGTTCCAAGTTACCCGATCCATGTCCGGGGCCGGCCACTATATCCAAATCGGGGGAGGGGCCACATGGTCAACCGGGGAGATCCTCAATGTATGGGGGAATCAAGTTGAGGCCGGCCCTTTCCCGACAACCTATATTCCGACGGTAGCAACAACGGTAGAAAGGTCCGGGGATCTCGGGGGCTATGCCGAGCCTCAAAACCTACTCCTTCGGACGGATCAGGTTTACGATTGGACGGCTACCCTAGGGGCCGGTACCCGAGGAGGTTGGTATCCAACCAATGCAACCCTAGGTACCCGGGAGGCTTTCACAACCGGCATGCCCGGTTGGAGAATCGCTAGCACGGTTGCCAACGGATATGCTTACCAACCGGTTGTCAACTCGGAATATTTGGCCGGCCGATACGTTACCCTTTCGGCATGGGTACGTCCGGCAAACGGGGCAACGTGTAGCCTTACCATTGGCCAAACGTCAACCGGCTTTACGGGGGCTACGTCTCCAACCGGAGACGGTACAACTTGGTATCGGCTAGCAACCGTAACCCGGATTGCTCCGGATGCCTTTGATTCGGAGGTCCGAATCTCTCATAGCGTTATCGGCAACCTTGCCGTCTTTGGCCCTATGCTATCGGCAACGGCCGATAAGATTGCCTCCGGCCTAGCGTCAAGTTATGCCCTCCCTAGCACCTACGTTCTAACCATCGGCAATCAAGCCCTCCCCGAGGGGGCTTGGGAATGGCCCTCATGGTTGACGCAAAACGGCTATATTGAGGCACAAGTCATACTCCCGATCAATGGCCTAACGGGCTCGGGTTCAACCTCGGGGGTTCAATACTTTATCCTCGGCAACTCAAGCCAAGGGCTATATATTGAAAGGGCCTCGGGCACGGCTGCCGGTACCAACACGGTAACGGCCGGGGCTAGGAGTTTTGATTCCTCGGGATCGGCAACGGTTAATACCCTTTCGGCTAACCTCGGGGCTATCTTTGATGGGGCCTTTCATACCGTCCGGCTTGAGTGGCAGCATTACAACCTAGCCGGTACCCGATACATGTACCTACGGGTATTGGTTGACGGTAGCCAAGTTGCAATAACGGCTAACCTAGCCTCGGGGGCTGCCCAATGGGCATCCTATGAGCGTTTCTTTCCATTCCAAAGCCAAAGCCAAGGGATATATAGAAACATTAGGATCGGGGCTCCTACGTTGCCGGCCGGGGCCGTGCCCATCATAGTGTAAGTATGGAAACCGAACCCATGATCGTTGAGTTACGGAGAGACGTTAAGGATCTCCGGGATGCAATCCTAGGTACCCCGGCCAACCCCGGGATCGTTGAGTTGCTTAGGGATCATGAAAAGAGGATCTCCCGTATTGAGGCCGTTGGCCTAGGGGGGGTTAAGTTGCTTTGGGATCGGGTTGCCGGCCCATTGCTCGGGGCTGCTGCCGGCTATATTGCTGCCCATTTTCCGGGTACCCGGCCTTGAAACTCTCTCCAAACTTTGGCCTAGCCGAGTTTGTAAGCCCGAAAGATCCCGAGGGCCATAGGGCTCCTATTGAAACCCTCAAGGCATTAGCCGAGGCCTTGGAATCTCTAAGGGCTGCCCTCGGCCGTCCGTTGGTTATCACTAGCGGGTACCGTAGCCCGGAATATAACCGTTTGATTGGAGGGGCCTCGGGGAGCCAACATACGGCCGGCACGGCTGCCGATATAAGCATTGGGGATCTCAAGGCACAACTTAAGGCCGTTGCCGAGGCAAGCAAGATCCCGGCAATCGGGGGCATTGGGCTTTACCCCTCCCGGGGGTTTATACATGTGGACATTAGGAGACGGATTGGAGGCAAGCCTACCCTTTGGGAGCAACTTGCCGACGGCTCATATATCCAACCGGCCCCGAGCATAAAGCAAGCCATACGGAGGCTTGGGGGCAATGTTTAGGAGGATCCATGGATTGGCTCGGCCTTGTCCGTTGGTTGGCCGAGTTGCCGGCCGTCCAAGGGCTTTGTGTGGCCCTTGGTACCGAAGCGATCAAACGGGCCCCCGTCGGGCCTAGCGGAGGCCTTGGGATTCGGCTCACGGCTGCCGGCCTTGCCCTTGCTGCTACCGTAGCCTCAAGCCTTGCCGAGGGCCGGCCCTTGACCGGGGAGGATCTTGGCCCGAAGGCTGCCGAGTTTGTCTCCGTTTTGCTTGCTGCCGTCGGGGCTTGGCAACTCTCTCACAAGGCCGGGGCTGCCTTGCCAAAGGCCTAGGGCCGGGGTACTATAGTTTCCCGGGCTTGGCTCGGCTTTCGGCTCCTCGCTCGTTTCCCGGCCTAGGCTTGGGTTACCGCCTAGGATCCGAGCCGAATCTAATCCGGCCCCTTACCCCCCTTGGTCCGTGCCTTGGGGGGTTTGGCTTATTTTGCCGTTTGCATGTTTACGGCATCCCAACATGGTGTATGTTAGGGGCACGGCCAAAGGCCGACATACCAAACCAAAGGAGACGATATGAACATGACCATGTATCCGGCTCGGCCTACGGCAGCCTCCAAGGCTCGGGCCGTCCGAGCAAGGCAAGATCGGGCCGTCCGTCGGCTCGTTGCCGTCCTTTCGATCCTTGCCCTTACCTTTGGCCTCGGCCTCGGGGTTGGGCTCGGGGTTGGATACGGCACGGGATACAAGGCAGCCAAGGCCGAGAAGGTTACCAAGACGGTAGCCAAGGCCGTTACCAAGGCTCGGAAGGGCCGTTAGGAGGAGCAATGGAAAACAATCAGGAGATCCTAGTGTCCGAGGCCTCGGCCTTTGACGACGATTATCATGCCCTTGTTTCGGCCGTTGCCGAGGCCGGGGGGCCCGGGTTCCAACCCGATACCCCCGAGAAGGCAGCATGGCTCACGTCTCGGATCCTGTTCCATGAGGCCGAGGCCAAGCGGATCAAGGAGGCCATGGCTCGGGAGGCCGGAAGGCATGCCAAGGCTGCCGATTATCTGAGAGAGGCCTATGGTCCGATCCTTGAGGGGTTGGCCCGTAACCTGATCGAAGCCGAGGGGGGCAAACGGCAAAAGGCCATCCTTCCTAACGGAGTTGGGCTTGCCTTCCGAAAGATCCCGGACGGCTTGGGCCTTAGCAATCCGGACCTTGCCCTTGGTTGGGCTCGGGTTCATAACCCCTCGGCAATACGAGAAGAGGTTAGCAAGTCTGCCTTGTCGGCTTGGTTCAAGGAGACGGGGGAGATCCCGGATGGTTGCGAACCCCTCCGGGATCGGGTTGGCTTCTATATTCAAGGTTAAGGTTTCAGATAGCATGTTTACGGGCAACCAACATACCCCCTATGATGGGGAAACCAAAGGAGACGAACATGGCAAACAATAGTCAACTGTTTTGGTCCGGCTCAAAGACGGTATCCGTAACTCGGCATTATGCCGTTGAGGGTAAGTCCGTCGTTGCTTGGTATAGCTTTGAGGTTGGTTTCGGCCAACTCAAGGTACGGACCATGGGAAAGGCCGAGGAGTTTGGCCTTTCAGGCAATCGCTACCATAACTCTCTCACGGTACACGGTATCAAGATCTCCGTATCCGTCCATGATTATCAAGCCTCGGCAAGCATTATTCATGAGGCCGAGGACGTAGCCCTTAGGGTTAGGGGCTCGGCAGCCGAGATCATTGCCAAGGGCATTAGCCTGATCATGGATTGGGCATCCGAGGACGTAGCCGTTGCAAGCCCTAACGGTTAAACAGGTTGCCGTAGCCCTCGGGATTAGCCCCCAAGCCGTGTACCGGGCCATAGCCTCGGGCCGGCTTAGGGCTTCCCCCCGGGAGGTTATTACGGCTTACCCGGACGGTACCAAGGTTGCCCGGTTGGTACTAACCGTTGATCCTACGGGCTACAACCCCCGGCCCTATCCTAGGGCCAACCAAACAAAGGAGACAGTATGACAAGGAGAGATGCCGTTAGGCTTCGGGATGCCATGCCCGAGTTGCCCGTACCCGTTACCGGCCCGGCTGCCGATGGAGATGCCCTTAGCCCCGAGACGATGGAGGCCCTTATCGTCGGGGGGGATCTTGGAAAGTTGACGGCAACCCAACGGGTTGAGGTTTATATTGCCCGTTGCAAGGCTGCCGGGTTGGACCCTCGGACGAGCCCCCTTGCTTACCTTAACTTGCAAGGGAAGCTAACCCTTTACGCTACCAAGGCAGCTACCGATCAACTCTCGGCTAACCGTCGGCTTAGTGTCCAGATCGTTGATCGTCGGCATATTTCGGATCTCGGCCTTTATGAGGTTGTCTGCCGGGTAACCCATCCGGACGGCCGGATCTCGGAAGACGTCGGGGTTGTTCCTATGGGCCAAGCCCGGGGAGATGCTGCCGGCAATCTCATAATGAAAGCCATTACCAAGGCCAAGCGGAGGGCTATCCTTTCGGCTTGTGGCCTCGGAATGCTTGATGAGACGGAGACGGAGACGATCCCGGGGGCCGTTACCGTTCCCCTTGCTGCCGTTCATGCTGCCGAGCCGGTAAAGGCCTTGGACGTGCAGGCCGAGCCCGAGCAACTTACTCCTAAGGCCGAGCAATCTACAAAGGAGCAAGTTACCAAGGAGCAAAGGGAGGAGATTCGGCACATGTGGCAACTCCTCGGATGGGGTCCAAAGGCTTGCCGGGATCATGTTGAGGGTTGGCTTACCAATGCCCTCGGCCATGCCCCCGGCCGAGGGGCTGCCGACATGACAAAGGATGAGGCCAATCAATACATGGCGGTCTTGGTTTCGGCATACGATCCGAGCCCGGCAGAGATTGACATGGAGACGTTCTAGGGCCAAGGGGTAGGGCCTCGGACAAACCTACGGGGCCCTAACCAACCCCTTGCCTCATAGGATGGTTGACGCTACCGTATACCAACCGGCAAGCAAGCCGGACATAGCAAAGGAGACAAACATGGCCAAGCAAAAGATAACCGGGCTTTGGGCCCGAAGCCTCCGAGACGGCCGGATCATCTTGTCGGCAAAGATTAGCCTTACCAAGTTGGAGGCCATGATTGCCGAGGCTCGGGCTAAGGGCCTCCCCGAGGACGTTAGCCTTGAGATTTGGCCGGCCGGGGAAAGGGCAACGGATCGGCATCCTACTCATACCCTTAGCCTTTCGGAGCCATATAACCCGAACCAAGGGGCCGAATCCGGCAACCCTTACCGGGGAGGCTTTGCCGGCCAACCGTCGGCCATGCCAAAGGCCGAGGACGTAACCTCATACCCTTTCTAGGGTAGCCAAACGGGCCGGCCCGGGGTATGCTCGGGCCGGCTTTGTATCGGCTACGTAGCGGCTACGTAGCGGCTACAAACATTGGACGTAGCCAACCATTACAAAGGAGACGGCATGGATCGTTGGATCAAAGTTGATACGGACCTTGGAAACCATCCGAGAATAGCCAAGTTGGCTCGGCACATGGGGGGGGATAGGTTTAGGGCAATCGGCCTCCTTGTATCCCTATGGGGATTGGCCGGAAGGCACCATGAAGCCGGGGATATTGACTTGCAACCCGAGGAGCTAGCAATCAACCTAGGGGCCTCGGAGCAAGCCGTAACGGCCTTGCTAGCCTCGGGTTGGCTTGAGGCTATGACCGAGGGTTACCGGATCCCCAATTGGGAGGCCCGGCAATCTATAGGGGCAATCAAGGCCAAACGGGATCGGGATCGTCTCCGCATGTCGCAACGACGTAGCGGCTACGTATCGGCTACGTCCGAGCAACGTAGCGGGGGAGAGAAGACAAGAGAAGAGAAAGACAATAAGGAGGATCATGGGGGGCCGAGGCAAACGGCTAGCCTTTCCCCTAGTGCCCCATTGGACCCTTTGAGGGATGAGCTAGCCCGGTTGATCCTTTCGGAATGGCCTCCGGATCGTAGGTGTAGCCCCCGGGAGGTTATGCTTGCCGTTGCTCCGGCTGCCTTTGACAAGAGCCTAGCCCTTTCTATTGTTGCCTCGGCTCGGGTTTGGGTTGCCAACTCGGATCCGACGTACCTCCCGAACATGTACCGTTGGCTTAGTTCGGGGGCATACAAGGAGGCTCCTCCGGCCCTACGGCCTAAGCCGGCATCCCCTCGGCAATCCAAGGCCGGACGTATTGACGGGCTAGCCCTAGGGGATATGATTATGCAAGCCGAGGCCTTGGAGGCCCGGACCAATACAAAGGAGACGCCATGAAACTTTCGGAGGCATTGAGGCTAATAGCCTCATTGGCCGATTGCTACCCCAATGCAACCATTACAAAGCAAAGCCTTGAGGCCTTTGCTCGGAGGTTGATTGACCTCCCCTTTGAGGTTGCGCATGCTGCCGTTGAGGCTTGCATTGCCGAGGGCCGTTTCATGCCTACCATTGCCGAGATCCGGGCCAAGGCCTCGGAGTTGTTGGACGATGCCCCTGCTGCCGATGAGGCTTGGGGGGAGGTCCAAAGGGCAATCATGAGGCACGGTACCTACGGCAAGCCCGAGTTTAGCCATGCCCGGATCCAAGCAATCGTTAGGCGCATGGGTTGGCTTGCCCTTTGCCAATCCGAGAATGATTCAACCGACAGGGCCCATTTTGTCCGTTATTACGAAGCCGAAACGGGCCGGATCCGTCGGGAGGTTCAAGTTGACCGCATGCTCCTTAGCATCGGGGCAATGGACGGGGCACAACTTAGGGCAACCGTTACCCTTGCTCCGGCCGAGGAGTTGCCGATGCTTGCCGGGGGTAGCCATGAGTAAGCCTATCCCCGGGGAGGCCTCCGTTTGGATTCGGGTAAACCAAGGAACGGAGATAGCCGAGGGCCGAGGATACTTGGCCATGGCCTATCAAACGGACGTGCCCGGCCTTGTGGCCTTTGAAAGCCCCGGCATTGGTTGGACGGTAACCCATGTTGCCTCGGGCCGACGGATTCCGGAGTTGGATCTTTGCTGCCTCAAGGCAGCCAAGGAGGAGGCCCGAGCCTATGCCGAGGCCATGCTCCCCGACGGGGAGATCAATCTTGATACGGCCCGGGCTATCTCGGCCGTTAGAAAGGCCCTCAAGGGAGCCCCTTTGGGGGTAGGTGTATCCTCAATGTAACCGGCCGGCAAGGATACAAGGGGCCGGGATGTCGGTGTAGGGTTGCTTTCGTCTCCCCGATGTATAGCTCCCGGCCCGCCTAACATATCAACCAAACCAACACAAAGGAGAGAGAGATGCAAACGGATGAAGCCGTAAAGATTGGACGGGGCCTCGTTGCCCTCCTCGGCAATCAAGATCCAAGCCTCGGAGCCGTTATCGCTAGCGATAGCATGCGGGCCCTTACCCGAGCCGTATTGAGCCAGTTGATTAGCATTGCCGAGACGTTGCCAGAGCCTAAGCCGATACAGGATAAGCCCTTGGAGGATCTTGTTACTGAGGCTGCCGAAACCCTCGGGATCGAAAGGTCCGGGGTTTATAGGGCTATCGCATTAGCAACGGCAACCCCGGCAACCTTTGATAACTTCCCCGGGGTACCCGAGGCACCAAAGGTACCCGAGGTACCCGAGGTACCCGAGGTACCCGAAAGCATCCCCGGAATGGAGGAGGCCATTGCCGAATATATCCAAAGCCGGAAGGGCTCGGGTTGCATTGCCGGGGATTGGCATGGATACCCCTTTGATACCGACATGACCCCGAAGCCATGGCTCATTGCCGAGTTGCAAGCCAAACTCCAAACGGAAGGAGCCAAGCCTCGGAAGACACAGGTTAGCCGTTTCGGCCTTTCGGGTTCGTCAACCTATGCCCCCATTGAGGCATGCCTTGAGGCTTGGGTTCATACCCTCGGGCAAAGGCCTCGGGCTATCTCGGCCGTTATTGGGGCCCATAGGCAAAAGAAAGCCAAGGCCGAGGCATTGGTAAGCATGCTTGCCAACATTGCCGGCCTAGTGCCCGGGGAGACGACCTACCAAGCCGGTACTAAACTCATAGCAACCCTTAGCCGGTACCAAGCCCTCCCCGAGGATCAAAGGGCCTACTCCGTTGCCTTTGACAAGGTTTACCCGGACGGCCGAAGGATTGCCGTTACCCCTAACTATGGGCCAATTTTCGGGGGCAAGCATGGCTAACCTCGGAGCCTTGCTAACCTCGGATCGGCCGGATTGGTGTACCCCCTCGGACGTATTGCAACTCCTCCATGCCGGTTGGCCGGAAGGGGTAGCCTTGGATCCGTGTAGCAACCCGGCAAGCATCGTACATGCCGAGTTGGCTTGGACGGAGGCCGACAATGCCCTAGGCCGAGATTGGTTTGCCTCGGCTCCCGGCCGGTTGGTTTACGTCAACCCCCCATACGGTAGGGCATTGGCGGCATGGGCCAAGGAGCTAGAAAGGCAGGAGGCACTAAGGCAAGGCCGGTTACCTACCCCGGCCGGGAACCTTGCCTACGGCAACAAGGCCATGGTTGCCCTAGTGCCGGCTCGGACGGATACCCTTTGGTTTCGGGATGCCGTCCGGCTTGCCCATGCCGTGATATTCCTTAAGGGCCGGCTCCGTTTCCTAGGGG